GTTCTATAATACCATACCAGATTCACTGGGATTCTTAACTATTGATACCAACAGCTACCAATGGTGGACAGCATATGCCTCTGTTAGTACATTATCCGGTAGATGGGCGCCTTCTCTGTCACTTTATAACACCGTCAATACACTTTCTACCAATTGGAACTTAGGATATGTAGGTTATACAAACTACTCACAAATCAGTAGCTTGTATGTGTCAGTGTACACAACAGTTAAGACCTACAGTGCTGATTGGAATGCACCATTCATAATGTTTACCAACTTGGCACAACAATATACTGCAGCCAAGACATTCTCTGGAACGGATCTTAAGATTAACAGTGGCACAGATACAGTGATCTGGGATGTATCTGCAAATCAAGTGACCTTCATCACACTTTCCAGCACCTTAAATTTTGCAAATCCTCTCAATCATAAAAAAGGTGGCAACTATACATTGAATGTAATTCAAAGTGGTGCAGGTGGGTATGATATCAGGTTTAGCACTGCATACAGATTTAATGACACAATTGCATTGTCTGGTGTGATTAGTACACTGTCTGGCAGCCGTACAATAATTAATTTTATGTCAGACGGAACACTACTGTACGGGGATAGGGTAGTGTTCCGCGGATGAGCAATTTTCTTTTCCATAACAAGTTTCACCAGGCAAACCATCATACTATTGCCACCCCTGGTCTGCCTGATAGTGCTACTGACCCCATTGCATCTCTGTCTGAACCATTTCAAGGGGTATTTTATAATTATCAAAACGCTCTTCTAGATCTTTCTGCAATTAATGTTTCATATTTAAAAGCATTCATTGTGACGAACGCCATCACCACATTTGATGGTTTATCAGTCAACACAATTCAGAGCATATATGCCGCAATTACAGCTAACGTGTTCACAAATAGTGAGCAGTGGTTCAAGATGCATACCAACATCAATACATTGAGTGCTGTGTATGGTCTGTATCCAACTGTTTCAACAACTGTTAATACAAACAGTGCCAACTGGAACCGGGGGTTTAATTTTTACAGCAGTCTCAGGACATTGAGTACAAACTATTTCTCTACATATACTGTTGTTAATGCTAACAGCGCCAATTGGCCGTTCATCGATACAACTCTGAGACTTAATTTGGCACAGCAAAATACTCATTCCAAAAACTTCAGCGGGGTCAATATTACTAGTTTGAATGTCAATGCTTTTGGTGTTTCAGCGTTCTGGAATTTGAGTGCAGCACAATGTGCTTTTTTCAGACTCACTGCTGACACAGTGGTTAAGAATATTTTAAATACTGGTAATAAAAAGAAGGGTGGTGAATATGTGTTGGTACTGCAGCAAGATGGGTATGGTAGTCATGATGTGGTGTTTGATAGTGATTATGTGTTTCCGGTTCAATACTTTATTCCTACCATAACATATAACTCTTATGGCACAGGTATCAACTCAGATGGTCAATTAGGTGTGGGCAGTACTAGTAATAAGAATACGTTTACTGCACTGACTGGTGATTGGTCTCAGATAGTTTGTGGTGGTGCGTTTACCATGGCACAAAGCGGTGTGACCCGCCCTGCATCAACTACATCAAGCTTAAGTACCACGAAATGGTTTAGCACAGGGTCTAACGCTTTTGGTGAGCTAGGATTAAGTGATAACAGCTTTCGAACTCGTTTTACTGCATTGACTGGTGATTGGTCTCAAATAGTATGTGGAGTTTACCATACCATGGCATTGAGCGCAGGTACTACAAAATGGTTTGGCACAGGGTCTAACGCTTTTGGTGAGCTAGGATTAGGTGATAATAGCAATAAGAATCGTTTTATTGCATTGACTGGTGATTGGTCTCAGATGGTTTGTAAGCTGTATTCTACATTAGCATTAAGCGCGGACAATATTACATGGTTTGGTACAGGGTCTAACGGTTCTGGTGAGCTAGGATTAGGTGATAATAGCGATAAGAATCGTTTTACTGCACTAACGGGTAATTGGTCCCGGATGATTAATGACAAAGGTAGCTTTACCATGGCACAAAGCGCAGGTACTACAAAATGGTTTGGCACAGGGTCTAACATATACGGTCAACTAGGATTAGGTGATAACGGTTCTCTTACAAATAGAAATCGTTTTACTGCATTGACTGGCGATTGGTCTCAAATGGTGTGTGGCAGTCTTCATACCATGGCTCAGAGTGCTGGTACTACGAAATGGTTTGGCACGGGGTACAATGGTGAGGGTCAATTGGGATTAGGTGATAACAGCTTTCGAACTCGTTTTACTGCATTGACTGGCGATTGGTCTCAGATGGTTTGTGGTATTAGTCATACCTTGGCATTGAGTGCAGGTACCACCAAGTGGTTTGGTACAGGGCAAAATACTTCTGGTCAACTAGGATTAGGAAATAATAGCAATACAAATCGCTTCACTGCATTGACTGGCGATTGGTCTCGGTTAATAGCCGGTGGCGACCATACCATGGCACAGTATGTTGCAACTACATACACAAACGTTGTAGCGCCGACTGCTCTGAGTGTGACTGTGATTCGCTTCACATGTGATGGGACCAAGTTATATGGCAAACCAACACCTTATTATTATGAGAGAGACACAATTTGGACGTATTTTGCTGGCCCGGGTCTGATCTTCACACCCAGCCCAGCTGAATTCTATATCAATGATTACTTCATACCCATCAATGGTCTCACAGTTGCAGGTGTGGTGGTGCCAGCACAGGGGTATTCTAATGGTGGCGGCATAACTGTAGTAGAAGGGCTTCAATCCTAAATAATAGCATATGATGTCATGCAGCAATGTGGAACCGGTAAGCGCGTTTTATAGCACCAATCTTCAATCCAAGATTGAAAGTTACGACAGATTAGGTGCACGCATATGTCGCACCCTGGGTGCACCATTGATCAACATTGAGATTCATGCAGATCAATTGAATGAGTTTATTAGTATTGCTTGTGAGATGTTCACGAAGTTTGCTGGATACACACAAGAGTACCTGGTGTTTGATAGCAGACTGTATGAAGCAGGCAAAGGCTTGCGCATGGATGTGCTCTTCAGTTTGACCAAGGATTTTAATTTCAGAGCCAAGTTTCAAAATGTTTCCAATGATATCAAAGCACTATACAATGTGGGCAGAATGGTGGTTGGTGATCCAGCAAATCCATACTTGTATCAGGTGTTCAATCAAAACACCCCCAATGAATTGGAACTGCTCAACAGTTATGATTATTTGATTGACAGTTATCGCAAGGTGACTGATGTGTTGGATTTTGAAGAAGGTAGCTCAGATGGCATCAACACATTGTTCACAATTGAACAATCCTTGGCACAACAAACGTACTTCAGCTATTCTCTTGGCAATTATGGATTTGATTTGATCAGTTGGTACACATTAAAAAATTGGCTTGACACCCGGGAAAAGGTTTTGGCACTGCGTCGTGATGTGCGTTTTGATGCACGCACACAGTACGTGCAACTGTTCCCTGAACCTCGCAACACACATTTCTATGGCATTTTGACTTGTTATGTGGAGAGACCTCTAACAGACATCATCAAAGAACAGTGGGTGTATCAATATGCACTTGCGTTGACCAAAATAGCCATTGGCACAGTTCGTGGCAAATATCAAGGCACACAATTGTTTGGTGGTGGTGTCATAAATGCTGCAATTCTGGAGGATGGCAAAGCAGAGCGAACAGAATTGGAGAGAAAATTGTATGAGAGTGCCCCAGGATTTGGGGATGCAGCGCCTCCAGAATTCTTTGTAGGTTAATTTGAAACTCACAGTCAAAAGTACCAAGTATGTGCAGGGCATCTTCAAACCCACACACATGGAAAAATACAAAGGCCATGATTTGCCCAGATATCTGAGCAGCTGGGAATTGAAATTGTTTCGCTGGTGTGACATGAACCCCAATGTGTTGGAATGGGGCAGTGAGTGCATTGTTGTGCCATATGAGAGTCCCATTGACAGGAAAGTGCACAGATACATTGTGGATGCAGTGGTGAAACTCAAAACTGCCACAGGCATAAAGAAGTATCTCATAGAGGTGAAACCTTACAAACAGACCATAAAACCAGAGCAAACACCTGGCAAACACAAGAAGACGTTGCTTTATGAGCAATTGACCTATATACAGAACCAGGCGAAATGGGAAGCGGCTAAATTTTATGCAAAAAAATATGGCTTTGAATTCACCATTTTAACTGAAAAAGAACTCAGGAAATAAGTGAAATCTAATATAAATAATGGTATGGCCTTACGCTTACTAGTTGAAACACCAGCACCTGAAGACCAATACGAATACGTGGTCGAGGAAAAAAGTGGCAATCAACCCAGCACCATGTACATCAAGGGACCATACATGCAATGTGAAGAGGTTAACAAGAACAAGAGAGTTTATGATTCTGGTGAAATGGACAAGGAAGTTGTGCGCTACATCAATGAGATGGTTAAAACAAATCGGTCCATGGGTGAATTGAACCATCCCACACAAGCAGAAGTGAATCTGGAACGTGCTTGTCATTTGGTGACTGAACTCAACCGCAGTGGAAATGTTTATTATGGTAGGTCCAAGGTGCTCACCACCCCCATGGGTCAAATTGTTAGAAGCTTGATCAATGATGGTGTGCGTGTGGGCATGAGTTCCCGTGCTCTGGGAAAACTGGAAGAATGTGGCAATGGTGTCAATCGTGTCAAAGACTTTCGATTGGTTGCAGTGGATTGTGTTGCTGATCCAAGCTTTCCCAAAGCCTTTGTGAATGGCATTCTGGAATCCAAACAGTTCGTGGTGACACAAGATGGTGGGTATGAAGAATATTATGATTCATTTTCCGACAGACTTCGCAACCTGCCACGCAGGGATGTTGAAGGATATCTCAAAGAACAAATCTTAGAATTCTTTGGCAAGATCAGCAAAGTGCTCTAATGAATATCTCCCAGCCATTCACACCTGCTGTTATATCAGTTGGTTCAACCCAACAAAAACCTGCATTGGCCGCACAACTGGCCATGAAGTCACACAAGAAAATGAAACCTGCCATGGTTGTTGCAAAAGATGAAGAATGCTATGAGGATGAAACAGGTTATGTCAATATGTGCAAAAAATGTCGTAAAGATACACAGAATTTCGTAGGCGCGCACTATAAATATAATAGTATGCAAGAGAGAGTTCATATTGTCAATTTTTTAAAGTTTTTGAATGAGAAAAATTATGCTGAGGCGCATAAATATTTAAAGAAAGTTATGGAAATGAAATTAGCTAAGCGCATTGCACTAAATAAGAATGTGGAGTTATTTTAATTTATGACAAAAGACATCAAAACAATTTTAAAGGAAGCAACACAAGATCTTCTCTCAGAGGAAGTTCTTAAGGAAATCGAAGCAGCATTTAATTCTGCTATCTCTGAAAAAGTACAACTGCACGTCACAAAAGCTCTTACCGAGCAAGATGAAGATTACAGCAGCAAGCTGGAACATCTTCTAGAAACTATTGATGCAGATCACACATCCAAGCTTGAAAAAGTTGTTGAAGCCATTGATTCCAATCACACAGAGAAGTTGAAAGTTCTTGTGCAAAAGTATAGCAATGCTCTCAGCAAAGAGGCCAAAACATTTAAAGACAGTACAATTGCTAACATTAGCACATACCTTGAAGCATACATTGATGAAACATTGCCTGCCAATGAAATCAAGGATGCTGTCAAAAATCGCAGAGCTCTGGAGGTTCTGGAACAATTGAGATCAATTTTGGGCGTTGATGCTGCCCTTGCGAAAGAAAGTGTTCGTGAAGCCATCGTTGATGGAAAGCGTCAATTACAAGAAGCTTCTGTGAAGCTTGAAGCCGCTAACAAAGAGTTAGCTCAGATGAAGGCACAACTTGCCTCGCGCAATGCAGAACTTACACTCGAAAAGAAGACTGTAGGGTTGTCTGCTCGCAAGAAAGAGTATGTGAACAAGATAATGAAGAGCAAGAACAGCGAATTCATTACTGAGAATATTGATTATGCCTTGGGCCTATTCGATAAAACTGAACAAGAGCGGCTTCAAAACATCAAAGAGGAAGCGGTTCATGATGCAGCCTCAGCACAAGTTGATCGTCCAGTGATGGAAGAGACTGAAGCTGTTGTTGAATCAGTGACGAACCCTTATCTCAAAGAACTTTCTAAGTACTAATCCGTACTAGTAAAGAATTTAAAGAGGCGCAAGCCTGATTTATATTGTAGATTTTTTACATTCTACAGGTCGAAAATAAAGGAGAACTAATAATTATGAAATCAATCAGACCTACACAGTCTTACATTGATGAGTCTCGCGCGCAAGCGTTGCTCGAAAAGTGGAAGCCAGTTTTGGATTACACCTCGACTAACGTCAGAGCTATCGAAGATGATCATACTCGTTTGAACACAGCCATGCTCTTGGAAAACCAAGAAGCCTGGTGCGTCACCGAGGC